GCCTGACGCTGCTGTGGCGCTGTTGGCTGCATTGGTAGCTGAGGTAGCCGCTGCACTAGCATCCGCAGATACAGAGGACTCTGAAGCAGCCGCAGCAGTAGCACTTGCAGCAGCATTGGTAGCTGAAGTGGCTGCACCTGTAGCTGAACCAGCCGCCGCAGTGGCAGAGCTAGATGCAGCAGAGGCTGAAGAGGAAGCATTAGAGGCCGATGTAGCAGCATTGCTTTCGGAGGTTGAGGCATTGCTGGCGCTAGTCGAAGCCTCTGATGCTTTAGTCGTTGCCGTAGAAGCACTGTTAGACGCACTGGTTGCGCTTGTAGAGGCTTCTGAGGCTTTAGTAGTAGCAGTGGTAGCACTTGCAGCGGAAGCCGTCTCAGAGGCACTGGCTGCTGTAGCACTTGAAGCAGCACCTGTAGCACTGGTGGCTGCGTTAGTCTCTGATGTTGCTGCGGCAGTTGCTGAGTTCTCTGCTGCTGTTGCGTAGGCTGCAACACCTGTAGCACTGTTGGCCGCATCAGTTGCAGAAGTAGCCGCCTGCGTTGCTTTAGTTGCAGCAGTGGTTGCAGAGTTAGCTGCCTCTACAGCACTAGCGGCTGCATCACTTGCTTTCGTAGTAGCTATGTTAGCTTGGGCTGTAACAATGGATATGGTAGCGTCCGTATTGGAATCGCCTGCACCACCGTCACCTCTAAATATAGCCATTGTAGCTCCTACGAAAACAAGAGAGAGAAAAAGAAAAGGGAAAGGGGACTCCGAAGAATCCCCTTAGTTGTACTAGCTTACACAACAGCCAGTACGAATCCTGCTTCAGGACGCATTACTTGACAACCGTAAAGCGTATCAGCAGTGTACAGAGTACCTAGGAACTCCTGCTTGTACTGAGTCTGAGAACGTACAGCTTGCTGCTCTGCAAGAACATTGGTGTCCTTGTGGATCAGCTGAGCGCCACGAACGCCTGACTCAAGAGTAGGTACGTTAGTAGAAACAAATACGTCTACGCCGTACAGGTTACCAATCTTGCCAGTCTCTACGCCTTTGCCGTTAACAAAGTCAGTAGAGGTGTAGCGATCAATACCCATGATAGCGTTACGCAGTGAAGGAGGAACAACGAAGCTACGACCGTCCATAGGAACGTCAGCGTCATCCATCTTCTGGATCAGACCACGGAAAGAAGCATCAGTGAAAGCACCGATGTCAGCAGTACCGTCAGCATCGTAGGCTTCCAGCGCACCAGAAGTAGTGTTGATCTGGTAAGAACCGCTGTGAACCCAAGAAGAGCCATCGCCGTCACCGAAAGACTTACCCAGAGTAAACAGGTCGTCATCAACCTGCTTGGCCAGACCATAACCAGCGTCGCCAGTGTAGAACTGACGCAGAGAAGCCAGAGCCTGTACTTCGGTAATGTCTTCAATCAGACGAGAGAACTCAAAGTGCTTGTTAATGTTGATCAGAACTTCAGATTCTACGTTGTTCTGGATGGTTACTGCAACGCCTTCAGCTTTAGCGTGAGCTGTGCCACGAGTAGGCTTAGGTACGTGGATGGTGTCACCCTTCTTACCAGTCATGCTCATCTTCTTGACGAGGTTAGCCAGTACGAGGTTGCTCTTGTATGCAGCAATTACTTCGTCACTCCAGATTTCTGGGATAAACTTAGCTGCGCTAGTGTTGTCTACTGCTCCGCCCATTGCGGGATATACTGATGTAGCCATGATAATACTTCCTTAAAGAGATTTAGTTTCGGACTCTCCCTTCTTGGTATGCTTGCATGATCTCGTCAGACAAAGACAAATACCTTTCAGGGTCGGTCTGCATTAGTTTAATAATGTCTGAGCGTCTATAAACTTTACGACTTGCTGCTTCACCACTACCTTTAGCATTACCTGCTGAGGCGTTCTTAACTGCGGTTTTGCGACTAGCCTTCTCATTAGCTACAGTCTGTCCTACTACCTGTTGACGTTCCTTCCACAAAGTGAAGAGTTCATCAGCAGCTTCGTAGTCATACTGCGTGTCTGCCTGTGCAAAGAGCTGTGTACGAATCTTTGATCCCTTAATCCACTCAACAAACTTACCATCTTGTAGAATCTCTTGCATGTCAGGGTGACGTTGTTGCAAGTGAGACTGCGCTGTTTGCTGCTTGTACTGCTGAGTTTGTGCTTCAGCAGCTTTGATTGAAGGATGATTCTTAATTGCTCTTTCGACTGCCTTGTCGGGATCAGAGAAAAAGTCTATATCTTCTTCAGGTTCTTGGGTTGCTGGGGTGTTGGTGTCGAGTTGTGTCTGTATGTAGTTGTCTACTACTGACCGAAGTTCCCCTACTTCACTGCTCTGGCGGCCTAGTAACTTCTCAGCCTCCTGGTGCATCCGTACAATTTCAGCTGTGGTCTTTCCTTGGTACTTCTCAGGGATTTCTTCTTCTTGAGGAGTCTCCTCTACTTCAGGTTCCTCTTGAATTTGATTTACTTCTTCTTCAGTTTCAACGTCTTCTGGACGCTCGTCTATTAGTGTTGCCATTATTAAACTCCGTGAGTATTCTCATTATGGAGGTGTATTATGCAGGGCTTCGGTTAGGAGTTGGCCTTGCGCTCTTGCTG